ATCGATGCCTGAACCACTGGAGATCGAGCGCCGCTACGTGCCGTCCGTCGTCGAGCCGATCGAGCTCGAGGAGCGGTCGGCAGCCGCCCCGGTGATCAAAGGCATCAGCCCTCCGTTCAATTCGCAGTCTGTCGACCTTGGCGGCTTCCGCGAGGTCTTTACGCCCAACGCTTTCGACAAGGTCGTGGGCCGGCACAGGAATGATCCGCGTGGCGGCGTTGACGTCGTCGCCCTCTTCGACCACGAAGGCCAGCCGATCGGCAGGACGACAAACGACACCCTAAAACTGTCCATTGCCGACCGCGGCCTCGCTTATGCCATCTCGCCACCCGACACCACGCTCGGCCGGGACATCGTCACGCTCGTCCGTCGTGGCGACCTGTTCGGGGCATCCTTCGCCTTCTCGATCGCCCAGGGCGGCGAGTCGTGGACGCAGGAGGCCGATGGCTCCACGCTCCGCACCGTCACCAACGTCGCCAACCTGTACGACGTCTCCGTCGTGACTCGCGGCGCCTATCCGCAGGCCACGGCCGCCCTGCGGTCGCTCGGCGCGTGGAAGGCAGCAGTGGGCCAGATCCAGCAGCGTGCCGAGGGCTCAGGCCTCGTGATCTCGCTGGACTACGACAGGACGTTCACGGCAGCGCCCGGCATGTGGCGTTCGTTCGTCGCGCTTGCCTACGAGCGTGGCAATACCGTCATCTGCATCAGCCGGCGTGAAGAGACCGAGCAGAACGTCGAAGAGATCCGGTCGGCGTTCGCTGGTACGGATGTCACGGACATCGTGCTGTGCGGCCATACGACGCAAAAACGAGACGCGGCCGCGGCCCGCGGGATCTCGGTCGATGTCTGGATTGACGACTATCCCGAGGGCATCGTCGCGCTGGAGACACGCAAGGACTCACGGCCGGCTGCCGACGAGGCCGCCGACCGGCGCCGCCGATGGCAGTACGCCTTGACGTCAGCCTCGGCACGGCTCGTCACCGCGAGGCTGAAAACCAATGCACCAAGAATCAAGTAGGGCATGCCGCGAATGCGGCCAGCGCTGCCGGGTGATCACGTCGCGCCGCACCGGCGCCGACCAGGTCCAGCGTCTGGAATGCACCTGCTGCCACGCCCGCCGCAAACGTCTTGTCCCCGCCACCGAGGTCTGGAGTCGTAAGCGATGAACGCAGCCGACAACGTGACCACGATCGCCGCGCAGGTCAGTGTGTTCCTGACATCTGCCCACGAGAAGGCCAAGGACGGCCTCACGTGGTCGGAGTTCGGCCGCCTGCTCGTCGAGCTGCTCCACCTCATGGTGGCCAGCCTGGACGTCGTGACGAGCCTCACGGGTCCAGAGAAAAAGGCGATCGTGCTCACGGCCGTCGGCGCTCTGTTCGATCAGTTTGCCGACATGTGTGTCCCGATGGCGTTGTGGCCAGCGTGGCTGATCGTCCGGCCGGGGACACGGCTGCTGATCGTGGCGATCGCCGGCGGCGGCATCGAGGCGATTCTCCAGATCACACGAGGCACCACATGATCTCGGCCCTGCTCGTACTCGCTGCCGTTTACCTGCTCGCCGGCAAGCAGCTCGGCGACCGGCTGCGTTCGCTGTTCGCGAACAGCACACTTCCGGCCGTGGACGCGAAGAGCGTCGCCGCTGTGGCCCTGCTGGTGGCGGCTGCCGCTGTGTACGTCCCGCGGATGGACACGTCGCCCCCTGCCCCGACGCCGGCCCCGCCTAACGGCTTCTCGCTCGAGGGGAAGTTCATCGGCCCGACCGCCAGCCAGGACGCGGCCACGCTCGGCGCCTTGTGCGATGAGCTGGCCAACGTGCTCGACTTCGACTTCGCGCAGGCGGAGCCCAGGATCAAGACCGGGGCGGCCATCGAAGATCTTCGGCTGGCAGCCCGCGAGGCCCGGCTCCGCGGCGTGTCGCTCGGTGCCCGGCAGCCGTACGCCCGCGACGCCGTCAAGGCCTACCTCGACCAGGTCGCCGGCACGTCAGGCGGACCGCTGACGCCGGAGCAGCAGTCGGCATGGGTGGCAGCGTTCCGCGATGTCGGGAGGGCTGCCAACGATGCCGCGCGATGAAAACGGCGACCTGCTCGTCTACGACCCGATGAGCTGGCGAGCGATCGTCGGCGGCATCCTCGTCGCCGTGGCCGCGTGGCTGGCCACGCGGGCGCTGTTCCACGCCGAGCTGGCGATCACCGGCGACACGAACTACGGCTACACGCCGGATCCTGTCGGCACGCGACAGTTTCTCGACGAGCTCGAGCAGCCCAACTTCCGCCAGGCCGGCGCCGATGCGGTGGCGAAAGCCAAGGGCATCGACACGTTCCTGTATCGGGCCGCCGACAAGGCCAGCCGCGCCGTCTACGGCAAGCCGTTCGCGCCGTGGAACCAAGGCAGCCACGGTTCATGCGTCAGCTTTGCGTGGGGCATGGGAAGCTGGATCGGGCAAAGCGTCTCGTGGGCTGCCGGCGAGCTGCCGGCACCACCGAAGATGGTGGCCACGGAGCCGATCTACGGCGGCTCTCGCACGGCCGGCAGGCTTCCTCCGGTGACGTTCGCCGGCTACTCGGACGGCTCGTATGGTGGTGCGGCTGCCCGGTGGGTTGCCGGTCGGTGCAAGGATCCGGCAGTCGGCGGCATCCTGTACCGAGAGAAGTACGGCAGCGTCGACCTATCGCAATACTCGATACCACTATCCCGGGAGTGGGGAAACTCAGGCGTGCCCCTCGAGCTCGCCCGCCTGGCCCACGAGCACACGGCCACGGCCGTGGCCCTCATCAACGATTACGACTCGCTGGTGGCCAGCCTTGAATCTGGGTTCCCGGTCGCAATTTGCAGCAACGTCGGATATGCGGCGACCAACGTCAGAGACTCCATGGGCTACCTCCCAAGAGGCGGTCAGTGGAATCACGCGATGGTGGCCGTGGCCTGTCGCCACGCAGCCACCAGTGGGCGCGACGGCGTGCTGATCCTCAACTCGTGGGGTGATAGGTGGGTGACCGGCCCCAAGTGGCCGCCGGATCAGCCCGACGGCAGCTTCTGGATCACCAAGGAAAACGCGACGAGCATGATCGCGCAAGGCGACTCGTTCGCGATCGGGTCGGTCGGCGGGTTCAAGTACCGGGATTTGCATAACGGCAACTGGATGAACGAAAAATGAACCTGATTTTCTTACTGGCATTCGGCGCGATCTGCGGCGGCATCGCAAAGGCAATCGTGCCCGGCAAGTGCCCATCGGGCTGGCTGCCGACGATCGCCCTGGGCGTGGTCGGCTCGTTCGTCGGCGGACTGCCGTTCGGCGGCCACCTGGCCGGGTTCATCGGCTCCATCGTCGGTGCCTGCGTGGTTCTGTTTGCCTACTCGATCTGGAGCGACGACCGATGAGCAGGGACGACATCCGAAAGATCTTTATCGCCGTTATCGTGGCAGTCGCTGTGACGTGGTGCGCCGCCACAAGCGACTATTCACCTATCAAGCCACAGCGTGAGCGCCCGGTCTTGCGTCTGATCCAGCGGCTGGCGCGTGTCGGCCTGTGGGTCATGTGGTGTGCCGAGCCGCCACCACCTGCGTCCAACATGGTCTACCACGCCCAAGCGTACGACCGAGACGGCAACCGTGTTCTGGATCACGGGAAAGGCTGGTGACCCATGTGGGCATATCTGCTCTCGCTGCTGACGAGCTGGTCCGCAGACCCGGCGGCCATCGATCAGGAACACCCACGAGCTGCGGCGGCGGTCGCCTACGCATACGTGGCCATGGCCACAGAAAAATCTACGGTAGAGCAGGCCAGTTCACCGGCAGCACCGTAGCTCGGATATTGCCCACGTCGTTTACGACAAACCGATCCACCTCCGCGAGAAAATCATGAACAAGCTCCGCCTGGCTCAGGACGAGATCGCCACCCTCATTCCGCAGATCGAGAACCTCCGCAACGTCGACCCCAACGACGACAAGGACGGCTCCGCGGCGGCGGCCCTCGAGCGGGCGCTGAACCGTGCCGACGAGCTCAACGCCGTCGTCGAGCGCGAGAACGCGATCGAGTCGCGGCTCGCCGCGGCCCGGTCGAGGCTCTCGCCGGTCGGTGACAGCGAGCCCCGGGCAGCCGTCGAGAAGGGTGAAGTGGGCACCGACCGCTCGGACATCCGATCGGGCGTGAAGGCGTTCAGCTCGGCCAAGGCAGCCGCCCTGGTCGGTGGCTACCTCCGGCAGCTCTA